CCGTGGGAAACCGATCAACTTAGCGCCGACGTTAAGAAGATCGAAAAGCCGAAGAAAACCGTTGACAGGGGATCGCGACTCTCAATCACAGAACTCCCTGACGACTGGAAGGCTTTCGCCGAACAGGAAGAACCTGACCTTGATCCTAAGCGTCTCTTTGAAAACTTCAAGGACTACTGGAACGGACTCTCTGGAGCTAAGGCAATCAAAAAGGACTGGAAGGGCACTTGGAGAAACTTCGTCCGCAGCTTCCATAACGCCGAAGACTGGAAACGTCGACCGATGCTCAAACGTGCACCTACTCACTCGTCTTCTCGACCCGGTCAGTTCGTCGAGAAAAAACAATCCGAACGTGACTACTTTGACTGGTAAACAATGACTACTGACATCACCACGAAACTCAAGACGGCCTTTGCCGCCCCCACCTCAAAGGAGGTGACGTTCGAATGCCAGATTCACGGCGTCCAGACGTACACCACCTATCAGCGTCGCGACGGCTCTTGGGCTGAGCCGTACTGTCCGGAATGTCGACGAATTGAGAAGGAGCGCAACACGCTGCTTGCAGAGATGCAGGCGGACGCGAAAGAGCGCGCCGTTGGATTGACTCGTGCGCTTCACTGCGAAAGGCCGCTGGACTTCGACGTGCCTTGCTTCGCCAACTATCAACCTGAGACGCAGGAAGAAGAGCGCAACCTGTCCATCTGCCGCCGCTTTGCCGAGCGGTTCACGGAACGTGAGCTTGAGCGAGAGAGGGCGCATAACGCACAGGAACCGGATTGGCGCTCTAAAAACTCCATGGGTCTTCTGCTCTTCGGCAACTATGGCACGGGCAAGACGCACCTCGCCTACTCGATCCTGAAAGAGCTCGATCGTCAGGGGCTACCAGGGTTCTACATCACCATTCCAAATCTTTTTTATCGCATCTCAGATCGCGTCAATCGCATTGACGTTGCTGACGTTCTTGGAAAGCTCTGCATGGTGTCCTGCCTCGTACTTGACGAAATTGGCGTGCAGTCCGGTGATGCAGACGAGAAGAAGTGTCTCTACCAGATCATTGATGGTCGCATTAAAAACGGTCGCCCAACCATTCTCGTCACGAACCTCGACCGCTCCGAATTGGAAAACCTTTTGACTGAACGCGTAATTTCTCGCGTCATCCAGTCGTCTTACAGGCTTTTCTTTACCGGCCGTTGCCGACGTGAACAGCCCCACCTTCCTGCTGAGGAGGTGTTCTGATGGATCAGACAGTTTTGACGGTTGAATATATGAACGAAAGAAACAGAGCCTTGACCAAGGCAGGTGAGGGCATTGTCGCCGCTCGCAAGAGCCTCGATCAACTCGAAGAAGCCCTGAGAGGAACCGTCTCGGGCAAGTTTCCCGATATCGGCCATGTGGCAGACACGACGCACAGGCTTCGTGAAGAGATCGACCAGATTCTGATCGGCCTGGTTGAGTCGAGCATGGTTAAGCCAGAAAGGAGGCTTTGATGATCCTCGATGAGTTCACCGGACGCAACTGCAAGCGCACCGAGTATATCGACGCTTCAGGCAAGCACTGGGTCGTGCGAACTGACCCTGTCTTCGTAGAGCGACGACTGACAGGATACGAGACGACGCTGCCACTCAAGCTCGAGCACTGCAACGTCCCACATCGACGCGCCACCAGCGCAACGAAAGAACGTGCGCTCATGAAGCACGATGCCTTTGTCGCACGGCTACAGCGAGAAGACGCAACGAAACAGGAGGAAGTATGAGGTGGAACATCAAGGGCTTCGACCAGTACGAAGTCGACGAGGCAGGTCAAGTCTGGGCCAAGCCGCAAAAGCGCCGATTCGGCAACAGCTGTCGCCTGATCCCCGAAAAGCCACTAAAGCTCGAAAAGGCGGGCACGTGGCAGATGCGGAAGGCGGGGCTCCCACAACGTCTACGCCCCGACGAAATTGAACAACTCAAAATCGCAAAAGGAGAAACCGATGCAACTCACTCGTAGCACCCGCATGTCCGAAATCAAAGACGAGGATTTCGAGCCGATCGAGAAGGACGGAAAGCTCAATGCACCGAAAATCGGAGAGCGATGCCTGTTTCTGCTCAGGGCGTGGCACGGGCGTCCGGTCAAGGGATTCAGAGTGTTCGGCTATCGCGAGGACGACGCGCTCATCTACGTACCTCTCTACAAGCAAAGCCTGTCGCTCCTGAACGTCAAAGGCTGGATCCTCGCTAGCGGTGAGCCGTTCTACAACGGACGCTTCGGAGGTGCGAAATGACCAGTCTCTTCACGCCCGACGAGATGCCACGCGTCGCCAAAACGCTCAAGACCCTCGAGACGACGATCGACACGGTCGTCTGCGCAGATGAAAGCCAGCACGTGCGAAATTACTCATGGGATCGCTTGGACAACCGCAAGCGCGTCAAGCAGGCTCTTCGCGCCGCAAAGCATCAGGCCGACTCCATGCTGCGACTGATGGAGCGCACCGACCTCGAGAGGCTCGCGCATGAATAAACGCGTACTCGCACTCGGCCGCATGAAGGCCGGCGCTATGAACAAGACGGAGGCGGCTTATGCAACCACGCTAGAGGCCGCCAAAAACGCGCAGGAGATCGTCTGGTATGCCTTTGAAGGCGTCACCCTTAAGCTCGCCGATGGATGCCGCTACACGCCCGATTTTGCCGTTCTACGAGCTGATGGCGTTATGGAGATGCACGAGGTCAAGAGCTACTGGATCGGAGATGCCAAAACGAAGATCAAGGTAGCAGCCGAGAAGTTTCCGTTTGTCTTTAAGGCCGTCTACAAACAATCCAAGAAAGACGGCGGCGGTTGGAGGATTGAGGAGTTCTGATGATCACGAAAGAGCAAGAACAGCGACTTCGAAACTGGGCACGAGCAAACCGCGAATGCCCTCGGGCAAAGAAAGGCGCAACACTGGTTTTCTGCGAGTCACTTCGGTACTACTACGATCGCCAGCCGGAAGAGGACGAGCAACCCCCAATCAAACGATCCATTCCCGCTGCAAAAGGCATAGACCTGGCAGATGCCGATCTACTGGATGAGGCTTACCGAGACAGGCAACTGACTAATGTCTACCGAAACCTCCTAAGGCTCTACTACTGTTGCTTCACCTCTCCAAGCGTGATCGAGCAGAAGTTATCGCTGGGACAGAAAACCTTCCTTATGCACAAAGAAAGAGCGGTAGCAAAGCTTTTCGAAATCGCCGATTCTCTCGAAGAAAAAGTGCTAAAATAACAGGGTATTGATAGAGCAGTTGGCTCTCGGTTTGACTCCGCAGCTCCCGAAATGGGAGCTTCGGCATGCCCAGAAGAAACGAACCCGCAAGCGAAAGCAAGCGGGTTTTTTGTTAGGCCCAAAAAAAGCAAAGCCGCCGGAGTTCGCACCTCCAGCGGCTTTTTTCGTAGCAACCTTCTGAGCAGGTCGCATATGAATATTTTACCCGAATTCGATATTGGAAAATTCATGAGCACGCATGATTTGCCAGCTTACGGACAGCTTCTCGCATACGGAATCGGGATGGCCGGGATTGGGTTTGGACTTCGTCAGATCGTTTCCGCCATCGATACGATCGTGAAGTGGTTCAGAAAGTAACTGCATGACAATAGAATTAACAGCCGCAGCGCTTTGCGCTTTTTGGAGGCCGTATGGAGAAAACATCTGCCCCGAAAAAAGTGGGGCGTCCGACTATGTATTCAGCAGAGCTGGCAGAGAGGATCTGTCAGCGCATTGAAAACGGGGAGTCCGAGCGCAGGATTGCGATGGACGACGACATGCCTTCCCAAAGCACGATGTGGCGATGGAAAGAAGAGCATCCTGAGTTTTGCAAGCAGTCCGCGCGCGCGCGTGAAGTCAGCGCAGAGAAGTTCAATGACGAGCTACTGGAGCTTCAGGAGAACCTGAACAACGAATTGCAAACGCGATTGTTGAGCGGCGACGACTTTCCAAAGGGAACTGTGGAAGCCTTCAAAGTGTTGATGCAGGAGAAGGCTCGACAGATTTCGTGGCGTGATGATTCGCGCTTCGGTGACCGCAAGACCGTGAAGATTCAGAACGATTCGCCTGATCTTTCCACGATTGACATGGAAAAGCTCAAGGCCGCAAGAGAGTTGTTGTATGACGAGACTCCCGACACTGATCGAACTTGATCAGGAGATTGCGCGGCGCAGCCTGTCCGAGTTCTGCAAGATGGCGTGGCACGTGCTCGAGCCTGCAACTCCGATCAAGTGGGGCTGGGCGCTCGACGCGATGTGCGAGCACCTCGAGGCCGTGCACAACGGTCAGATCAAGCGCCTTTTGATGAATGTTCCGCCGGGCATGATGAAATCGCTCTTGACGGGCGTTTTCTTTCCGGCTTGGGAGTGGGGCGCAGGCGGACAGCCTTCAATGCGCTATCTGACGACGGCGCATAAGGAAGACCTCGCTATCCGAGACAACCTGAAGTGCCGACGCTTGATCTCCTCTGACTGGTATCAGGAGCGATGGGGCGTTGAGCTGTGTGGCGACCAGAACGCAAAGAAGAAGTTCGAGAACACGGCTACTGGCTTTCGTGAGTCAATGGCTTTTCGAAGCCTTACGGGCTCTCGAGGCGACCGCATCATCATCGACGACCCGTTGTCTGTCGACGATGCGTTCTCACAGGCCGCGCTTGATGCCGCACAACAGACCTTCCTCGAGGCTGTGCCGTCCCGCGTGAACAACGAGCAATCGGCGATCATCGTCATTATGCAGAGGCTCCACGAGCGCGATACGTCAGGCGTGATCCTCGCGAAGGAACTGGGCTATGATCACTTGATGTTGCCGATGCGCTTCGAGGAAAGTCGCAGGTGCAAGACCAGCATCGGCTTCACCGACCCTCGCCAGAAAGAAGGTGAGCTGCTCTTTCCCGAGCGCTTTACCGCCACTCAGGTGGATGAAATGGAGAAGGTCATGGGTGGCTATGCTGTCGCAGGTCAGTTCCAACAACGCCCGGTGCCTCGAGGCGGCGGGCTTTTCAAGAGTGACTGGGTGCAGTATTGGGACACTTTGCCCGAGCGCTTCGATGCGAGTGTGATCTCGTGGGACATGACTTTCAAAGACTCGAAAGCGTCCGACTTCGTTGTCGGGCAGGTTTGGGGCAGAAAGGGCAGCTCTTTCTATCTCATCGACCAATTCCGCGGTCAGTGGGACTTCGTTAAGACGCTCGAGCAGTTCGTCGCGGCGGCAAACAAGTACCCGCGCGTGACTCGCAAGCTCGTGGAAGACAAAGCGAACGGGTCGGCGATCATCGCGACGCTCAAGAAAAAAGTGTCGGGCATCATCCCGATCACGCCAAAAGAAAGCAAGGAGGCGCGCGCGTCGGCCGTAACGCCATTATGGGAGGCTAGGAACGTGTACTTGCCTCCACCTGAGCGGTTTCCGTGGGTCGAGCGCGATCTGGTGCCTGAGCTCCTCGCATTTCCGTCGGGTGCTCACGATGACACCATCGACGCGATGAGCCAGGCATTGACGGATCTAAATAAGCACAGCGGCTTGCATATCGATCCG